CCAGATGTCGCTGGTGAGTGGCGTCAGACAGATAAGACGTTCATCATCAAGGCAGACGGTATCCACTGTGAGGTTTTGTTCCGTGCCCTAGATGAAGCGGATGATGTGGCCAAGCTCCTGTCTTTGGAGTTGACAGGCGCGTATATTAATGAGTGTCGTGAGATTAAACAGGAGATCGTCGAGGGTCTCATGAAGCGTATCGGCCGTTATCCGTCGAAGAAAGACGGCGTCGGTTGTACGTGGTACGGCATATGGGCAGATACTAACCCGCCAGAGTATGACTCTTGGTGGTATAGAATGATGGAGAAAGTCGATGGCGAGAATGGGTGGAGCGTATATAAACAGCCTAGTGGACGGAGTCCGTTTGCGGAGAATATTGAAAACCTGCCAGATGACTATTATGCAACTACCGGACTGTCAGAGGAGTATATTCGAGTCTACATTGATGGCGAATATGGTACGTCGCGTTCGGGAAGGCCGGTATATGAGAAAACATTTAAGCGATCATACCACGTAGCAGAGCAGGAGATGCGGCCAGTTAAGACTGCGACGCTCGTTATTGGCCTAGATTTTGGGCGAACACCGTCAGCTGTGCTAGGACAGCTCATGCCAGATGGTGTTATGTGTATATATGATGAGGTTTTAGGGGAGAATATCGGCCTAGAGCGGTACCTTGAGACCATGCTCAAGCCTAAATTAGCGTCTAAAGAGTACGCGGGAATGCGGACTTTAGTCATCGGAGACCCTGCTGGGGTGGCGAAACAGCAGGGAAATGACATGTCAATGTTCGATATTCTGCGAAAAGCAGGGTTGGCAGCCTATCCAGCACCGAGTAATGACCCTGATGTTAGGGTTATGGCAGTCGAGCACTACCTCAGTCAGCAGGTTTTAGGTAAGCCAGCCTTCTTAATTAACCCTAGATGTAAGACTCTTATCCAAGGATTTGAGTATGGATACCGGTTTAAGGAGAACAAAAACGGTACATTAACAGGGCTTATTGATAAAAACGCGTTCTCACACCCGCATGATGCGCTACAATATCTCGCACTAGGGATTAAATCAAACTACATAGCGCGAGTTACACGCACCGCGTCTAGCGTAGGTCGGACAATTATTGATGGTACAGGGTGGACATGATGGGCGTACTACAAGTAGCTAGTTTACAAGATTTGGCGAAAAAGGAAGAGGAGGCACTAGCGCTTGCTAAGGCAGCGGAGGCTACGTCTCCGCCTGATATGCGGCAGTTGGCAGCGCATATACGCACGCTATGGTCTGATGCCAAGAACCATAAGATGAAGACGATCAATGATCGACTTATCGCGGCGCTAGAGGCGAAGCAGGGTGTGTATGATGCTACACGGCTAACAAGTATCCGCAAGTTCGGTGGGTCTGAAGCATATATCCGTATATCGTCTAACAAGATGCGTACTGCGTCCGCGTGGATTCGCGATGTATATACAGTTCCGGGCGAACGCCCGTGGGGGTTTGAGCTAACACCGAAGCCTGATTTACCAGAAGACGTTGAGTTGGCGATCGACTCTCGTATCGCACAGATGGCACTTGCTGCGGCTGAAGCCGGTGTACCGCTGACTGAGGATGAGGTTGAGCTTATTCACCAAGGACAGGTCGATGCGGCCAATAAAGTAATGCAGGACTTACTCCCAGAGGTTGAGGCGCAGGTAGATGATGTTCTAACCGAAGGCGGGTTTTATAAAGCGTTAGGTCAAGTTATTGAGGACTTGACAACGTACCCATGCGGATTCATGCGTGGGCCAACGCTACGTATGCAGCCTACCATCGAGTGGGAGACAGATGCCACAGGCGCTGCTACGCCTACGGTAGAGCGGAAAGTTGTTAAACAGTTCGATCGCGTTTCACCTTTCGACATCTACCCCGGCCCATACAACACTGATTGTCATGATGGATACATAATACAGATACACCGTGTAACTAGCCGGGACTTGTTTGATTTGATCGGTGTAGAAGGCTACGACGAGCAAGCTATTCGTGAGGTGCTCGAGAAGTTCGGACGTAGTGGTGGTTCAGATTGGTTAGGTTTCACCGACCAGTCTCAGCGTAACACACTCGAGAATAAACCTGCGGCTAACGGGGCTACAATGGCGAAGCGATCAGTTATGGACGCTATCGAGTTTTGGGGGTACGCGTCAGGTGCGCAGCTGAAAGAATTTAATATCAGCGGTATTGATGATGACCTGAAAGAATACCCAGTGTCAGTGTGGATGGTAGAGGACGTTGTCATTAAGGCAGTGTTGAATCCAGACCCACTCGGTCGTACGCCATATGCGAAGGCAAGTTATGAGGAAGTCGCCGGTTCGTTCTGGGGTAACGGTATCTATGATTTGATGGCCGACTTACAGGATGTAGCTAACGCCGCTGTACGTAACATGGTGAATAATATGGGATTTTCTTCTGGTCCGATGATCGGTGTTAACTACGACCGACTGGCACCAGGTGAGAGTGTTGATACGTTACACCCACTTAAAGTATTCAAGCTCGCGTCTAACGGCGGGTTCGGTATGGAGAGCAGTAAGCTGTTAGAGTTCTATCAGCCCGACAGCCATGTGCAGGAGTTGGCCTTTGTGCTGGAGAACTTCACTAAGATGGCCGACGATGTTACTGGTATTCCTCGGTACATAGGCGGTAATGAGAAAGTAGGCGGTGCAGGGCGTACAGCTACAGGGTTGTCAATGCTGATGCAGGCCGCGTCTAACACGCTCAAGACCGTGATCAATAACATTGATGATGGTATTATCGTTCCGATCTTAGAGCGTACATACATGTACATGTTACAGCACGAACCGACAATGGCAATGCGTCGTACTGATGCTAAGATCACGCCCCGCGGTGCTAACAAACTGGCAGTAAAAGATGTTATGGCTATGCGCCGTAACGAGTTCTTGGCATCAACAAACAACCCAGTTGATAACGCACTCGTAGGTAGCGTTGTACGCTATGAGATGCTGGCGCAGCAGGCGAAAGAGCTAGGGTTCAACATGCCATCTGCACGTGAGCGGTTCACTGAAGGCGTTGAGCCGGGACTGCCACAAGGTCCAGCAGCTGGAGCGCAGGCTAACCCTAACGCCCAGTATGGAGCACCGGGGGATGAGACGGAGGTGCCTGATTTAGGGGGTAATCCGGGGAATCCCGATCTGGAACCTAAGAGTCAACTACTTAACGGACATCCAGTAGTTGACAATACAGGTAACATGTGATTACATACGCACTCACAAGTACCACATTTTACAATACGAATACCACGGAGGCTCGTAATGAAGCTAACAGAACAGCAGTTTGAGTGTTTAGTTCGCCTAAACAACACCAAAGAATGGCAAGACGTGCAGGATATTATCTCAGGCATGATCGGCGAACAGCTCGTTGCTACTATGTACATTGATAAGGCTGATGTAGATGCGGCACGATTTATGGCCAGAGGCCTAACAACATTCCGCGATGAAGTGAATAACGCTGCTAATAACTTAGAAGCGATTCGCAAAGCGAAAGCAGGTGCTGCGTAATGGACGTAGTATCTAAAGCACAAGAGGCAGGTGCTGCGGCTGATGAGTTGATTCGTCAGCTGGCAGCTGCCCAACAAGGTCTCCCACAGGAGCAAGCAGTGAGTGCCGACCCAGATGACACGGCTACGCCGCCATCTGACGGCACTGAAGAAGGATTTACTCAGCCCGCAGCGCAAACGGACACTGCAGTAAACCCATCGGACACACCAGCGGCGCCAGTAGATGACCAGTCATACCGCGCGAAGTACGAAGTATTGCAAGGCAAGTACAACGCTGAGGTTCCACGCTTACACGCACAGATAAAAGAGTTGAAGGCTACCATTGCGGACATGCAGGCAGCATTAGACAAGGCAATTGCGCAGGCGACACAGGCACCAGCAGCAAATACACCAAGCAGCTCGACTAGCGGGTTCGACCCTCTATCTGTTGTTGATAAGCAGATTCTCGAGGACTACCCACCTGAACTCTTGCGTGCGGCGGCTAAGATGGCGGAAGCTATCGCCGATAACCGCTTGGCAGAGGCAGCGAACAAGGTAGATGCTCGTGTCAATCAGCTTAAACAAGAACTGACGATAGAGGAGTTTGATCAATCGTTGCGTTCTAATATAGAGCGCTTTGATGAGATCAACCGCGATCCACAGTTTATTTCATGGTTAGGGAATGTGGACCCGCGCAGCGGCCTATCGTACCAAGAACTACTCCTAGCCG